GGCGAGGAAGTTATTCGCCTGCCTGGCGGTAAGCAGTGCCAAATTGTCCCTGTGACAGCGAAGGCCAAGAGCCGTCTTGGACAGCGCGTTACATACGTCCTCTGGGATGAGGGCGGGCTGTACGACTCCGAGAACATGTGGAACGTTTACCGCACGCAGTCCCGCGGCCTGACGGCTATGGGTGGGCGTGGCGTGATTATGACGAACCCGGATGATCCGGCGACAGACAATGTCGTGAAGGACATTCTGGAGAACCAGTCAGATAAGACGGTCTACGTCCAGCACATCGAGCCACCCAAGTATCTGAAGTGGACGCGCAAGGATGACCGCCGGAAGATCTTGAAATTCAACTACGCGGATGCGCCATGGGTTCTGATGAACCTACCTGGCCTTGAGTCGGATATTGAGGCTGCGATGCGGCGTGACCCTGCGGAGACTGAGCGCTTCTACGGGAACCGCCGCGTGCAGGGCTCTGGTGCGTGGCTGAAGGAAGTTCCCTGGGATAGCAAGAAGTTGCTGAGGGAAGTCCCTGACGGTACAGCCATTGTTGTTGCCGGCGACTTGTCGAATAACAACGACTGGACGGGCTTCCGGGCCATGACGGCGGATGGTTACCAGTTCACGCCGACGTATGGGCCGCATCGGGTTCCAACTATCTGGCGTCCGAATGACAACTCGCTTCTGATCCCGCGTGGCGAGGTTCGGGCCGCGTTCGATGAACTGCAAGAACGGTTCAAGGTGGTTCGCGCTTACTTCGACCCGGCAGGCTCAGCTCGTGGCATCTCTGCTGAGGCTGACGCGATGGAAGTTGTTGAGGATGACTCGTGGCGGCTGGAACTCAAGCAGTGGCAGGCAAAGTATAAGGATCCGGATGGCAAGCCAACGGTTTTCGCTTGGGAGACCTCCAGTGTCACTAAGGTGCATCCGGTCCTTGAGGCGTTCAAGCAGGCCGTGAATGGTGACGAGACGCAGTTCACCCACGACGGTTGCCCGACGACCAAGATTCATATCCTGAATGCCATTGTGCGGGCTCGCACCGGGCAGCGGTACATCCTCGGCAAGCCCAACGAAAACCAGAAAATCGACCAAGCCATGTCTTCCATCCTCTGCTATGAGGCGTGGTCAGACGCGCTCGTGGCCGAAGAGTTCATAGATGACGATGTCGATTCTCGAATGTTCGTCTTTCGCTAAAGAGTAGGGGGCTGTCGTGGCTTTGAGTACCGAACAGGCCACCCTTGTCACGAAGCTGAACATGCAGCTTGATTCGTCAGGCCGCGAGGATGAGCGGCTGGGGAAGTATTACCAGGGCGCTCAGCGGTTGGAGCATATCGGCCTTGCTGTCCCGCCGGAGTTGCGNCGCTTTGAGATGGTTGTGAATTGGAATCGTGTGGCTGTCGATGCGATTGAGCAGCGGCAGCGCGTGAAGACGTTCATGNTGCCGGGCGAGGATAAGTCTTCGACGGTGNTGCGTGAGCATTGGGATGCGAACAACCTTGATTCGGAGTCTCGTCTCCTGCATCGCGACGCGCTGATCTATGGCCGCGGGTTCGTGTGCGTCGGCTCGAACGCTGAGGACAAGGATCACCCGCTTATCACAGTCGAATCTCCCCGCGAGGTGACCGCCATAGTGGATCCTCGTAGCCGAAGGATCGTCTCTGCGCTCCGAGTTTATGGCGGGACGGCCGAGGACCCGACGCCTAAGTTTGCGACGCTCTATGAGCCGAATCAGACGACGTGGCTGGTGAAGACTTCCGGGGGATGGGATGTCGATGAAGATTATGCGCCGGATCTGCATAACCTGGGCCGCGTTCCTATCGTCATGTTCCTAAATAGGCGTCGTACTGGGGCGTGGACCGGCGAGTCTGAGATGACGGACGTTATCCCGCTGGTTGACGCCGCCGCCCGGTCATTGACTGGCCTACAGCTTGCGGCTGAGACGATCATTGTCCCGAAGCGGTATGTTCTGGGAATCTCCAAGGGCGACTTTGTTGACTCTGATGGCAAGCCGTTGCCGGCATGGGAAGCGTACTTCGGGTCACTTTGGGCCAATGCGAACAAGGACGCCACGGTTGGGCAGTTGCCTGGCGCTGACCTTGGGAACTTCCACGAAACCGTGAACCATTACGGGCAACTTGTTTCCTCGGTGACGGGACTGCCACTCCGCTACCTCGGCCAGAACAGTGTAAACCCTGCGGCTGAGGGAGCCATTCGCGCCGATGAATCGCGACTTGTCCTGAATGTTGAGGGCAAGAACGATAACAATGGTGACGGCTGGGCGTGGGTGCAAGGCATTGCTGAACGCTTCCGCACGGGTGATTGGCCGATGGCTAATCAGATCAAGACCGAATGGCATGATCCTGGCACGCCAACGTTCGCGCAGAAGGCTGACGCTTTGCAGAAGATGCACGGCGGCGGGCCGATTGTNTCCCGCGANGGTGCTTGGGATGAGCTTGGCTGGTCTGACGCTCGCAAGGACCGNGANCGTGGCTACTTTGACGACGAACAGCAGGATCCCTACCTTGCACGTCTTGACGCTAAGGGGACTGTGAATGTTGCAGCAGTTACCGGCGGTGGCGCTTAGCTACTCGGCTTTGCAGCGCAGTGAGATTCAGGCGGCTTTGGCTGCGATGTCTAGGCTGTGGCGGCGGATGGGCTCGGACTTCGACGCTTCTTATGCGAGGTTCGAGCCGTCGCTGCTTGCGGTGCTGTTCACGGCTCAGGAGCGGATCGCTGACGGCGCGTTGGCGTATGTCCCGGACGTTCTTGGGGCGGACGCCCCGGAGCCGCTGTATGCGTCCGCTGGTGACCGTTTCGTGGGCGTTGCTGGCGACGGCATGCCGGTCGCGTCAATGGCATATAGCGCTGTGATCCACGCTAAGCTGGGCGTCGCGGCCGGCCTTGACCCGCAGGTGGCGCTTGCTCGGGCTGGGCAGCACCTGAATCTGGCTGCGGGCACGATGCTTTCAGACACAGGCCGGGCTGCTGAGAAGGTTTCCGGCGGCGCCCACCGCGTGAAGTTGTGGACGCGGATGCTGAACCCGCCGTCGTGCGGCCGCTGCGTGATCCTTGCTGGCAAGACGTCACGGCAGTCCGAGGCGTTCGATCGTCATCCCGGCTGCGACTGCCGCAATGTCCCATCCACTGAGGATACTGGCGACGATGCGCGCACCGACCCGAACGCCTACCTCTCGGAGCTTTCCGAGGTTGAGCAGGACCGCGTCCTAGGGTCCAAGGCCAACGGGCAGGCATTCCGTGATGGTGCCGACATGAACCAGCTGATCAACGCCTACCGCAAGGCGGGCGCTGTCAGGCCGGCCCAGATTAACGGGCAGGCGATCAAGTACACCCGCGAGGGGACAACGCGCCGCGGCCACGCTTACTGGCAGATGTCGCAGGCTGGATACGTCAAGGAGCAGGGCGTATTCCGCGACGGCTCCAAATACTTCCGAGTAAAGTCCCCCCGCCTCATGCCGGAAACCATCTACTCAATTGCCAAGGACCAGGACGACGCCAAGCGCCTCCTGAAGCTCTACGGCTGGGTCGTCTAAGGCCCCACATTTTCCCGCCGCGCCGCGGTGGGTTTTCGAGGTCCCGCATGGGGCCTCATTCCATGTCAACCCACCAAGGCCGCACGGCCGAGGGAAACCCGCACGGGAGATAAACAGATGAGCGATACCGCAGTTACGGCGCCGGCAGCACAGCCTGCGCCCGTACCCACCGAACCCGCAACCGAGGCACCGGTCGTAGAGACTCCTGCACAGGAGACCGACTGGAAGGCCGAGGCCCGCAAGTGGGAAGAACGCGCCAAAGCGAACAAGTCCGCAGCCGAGAAGCTGGCAGAGATTGAGGAAGCGAGCAAGTCGGCAGAACAGAAAGCCGCTGAACGCCTCGAACTCGCAGAGAAACGGGCCGTCGAGCTTGAGCAGAAAGCCGACCGGGCCGAAGTTGCCGCCGAAAAGGGAGTCCCGATGGGGCTGATCCACGGCAGTACACGGGCCGAGATGGAAGCCGCTGCGGACGCGCTCATCGCATTCAAGGGAACCCCGGATACTCCGAGCATCCCAAGGCCTGACCCCTCGCAAGGCGCGAAGGGTGACGCCGCCGCGCTCAATGGCGATCCGCTATTGGACTCGCTCAAAAACAAACTTGGGCTGAACTAGCCCCAACCTTTAGGAGCATGACATGGCGATCACCGCCGCTACCAAGCTCTCCGATTTCTCCGGTTTCCTGAACCGCGAGCAGTCGGCAGCTATTTTTGAACAGGCCGCCAAGACCTCCGTGGTTCAGCAGCTTGCCCCCCGCGTTCAGCTCGGCGTCAACGGCCAGTCCATCCCGGTTGTGACGGGCAAGGTTCAGGCCGGCTGGGTCGCTGAAGGTGCACAGAAGCCCGCATCCAAGGGCTCGATGGCTCTGAAGACCATGGACCCGAAGAAGATTGCCGCCATCGCGGTTGTATCCGCAGAAGTCCTCCGCGCCAACCCGGGCGGCTACGTGGACCTGATCCGCCCGCAGATCGCGGAAGCGTTCGCTGTTGCGTTCGACGCCGCAGCACTCTACGGCACCGCTTCCCCGTTCTCCACGAACATCTCTACCGGCTCCTCAACCCAGGAGTTCACCGGCACGACCCCGGCTTTCACCGCCGTCTATGACGACCTGAACGCCGGCCTGTCAACCCTCGTGAACGCTGGCAAGAAGCTGACCGGGTGGGCCTTCGACAACCGGTTCGAGCCGGTTCTGAATGGCTCCAAGGACACGGCCAACCGTCCGCTGTTCGTCGAGTCCCCCTTCACTGAGACTGCCGGCCCCGTTCGTCAGGGTCGTCTGCTTGGCCGTCAGGCGTTCATTGGTGACGGCATCTACGACTCCACCACGAAGACTTACGGCTTCGCTGGTGACTGGTCGCAGGCTGCGTGGGGCGCCGTGGGCGGCATCTCCTACAACGTCTCCACCGAGGCAACCGTGACCATCAACGGTGTTCTGACATCCCTGTGGGAGAACAACCTCGTCGCCATCCTGGCTGAAGCTGAGTATGGGTTCCTGGTCAACGACCCGGCCGCATTCGTCAAGTTCACCAACGCGACCTAGGAGTCCTGATGGCTATCAAGAAAGCGACCACGCTTGATGACCTCAAGCAGGAAGCAGCGCCGGTAGCTGAGGGTTACACGGTACTCGTCGGTCCTTCAGGGACTGAGACGACGGTGCCTGGCTCGATTCTTGAGTCGCTCCTCGATTCCGGTTACGTCAAAAAGTAGAGGGCGGTGCGGTCATGACTTACACGAACGTTTCTGATGTCGAGGTGCGTTATGGCCGCACCCTCACTGTCCCCGAGGCGGCGCAGGCTGCGGCGTGGATTGACGACCTTGAGGCGGAGATCCTTGAGCGGATCCCCACGGTTGAAGTGCTGATCACCGAGGGGCGGCCGACTATCCCCACGATTATCCGCGTCATCTCCAACGCGATCATCCGCAAGCTTGACAACCCGAAGGGGCTCAAGTCGCGGACGGTCGCGATTGATGACTATTCGACTACGGAGCAGCCGTGGATTGAGGGTACGCCTGGCGGTGGTCCTGAGTTGACGGACGACGAATGGTCGAAGCTGTTGCCGGGTTCGTCTGGTGATTCGTTCACGATCACACCGTATGGTGCGCCGTGAGTGCCGAGGCCGCGGTCCTCGCTGGCCGCGCTGAGGCCGAGTCCCTGATGCTTGACACGTGCACGATCACCCGTCCCGGAACCCCCGTAACGGACCCGGACACGGGCGATGTTACGAACACTCCCACGGATGTCTACGCCGGAAAGTGCAAGGTCCAGTCCAAGGACTCGGCCACGAGTAACCCGGAGGCTGGCGGGGCGACGTTCACGGTCGTCTCACGGCAGGTTCATATCCCGGCGAACGCCGCGGACGTGCAGGACGGCGACGTGGTGACCATCACGGCGTCACTGCTGAATGCGTTCACGGTGGGAAAGCAGTATCGGGTGGATGGATTCGAGCCTGACAGCTTCGACACCGCATTCCGGCTGCCGGTGAAGATCCTGTGAGCGCGGATACGTCGGACTTCGACGGGCTAATGCGTGACCTGCGTAAGATCCCTGCCGCGATGGTTCCGAAGATGCGCGGCGTGGTTGCGAAGTCTGCGGTGAACACCAAGAAGATCATGCAGTCGGACGCTCGCAAGTCGCGGCACTTCAAGCAACTAGCGCCAACTATCGGCTACGACTTGAAGGTCCACGAGTTCGGCGGCGACGGTGTAATTGAGGCTGAGATCGGCCCAAGTGGCGGCGGCTCTGCATCCCTGGCCGGCATCGCGTATTTCGGTACGTCGAAGCCTGGCGGCGGCACTGTCCGTAACCCCGAAGACGCGATGCTCGAAGAAGCCCCGAACTTCTACGAGTATGCGTTCAAGGCGACGGAGGGGCTGCTGTGATCAAGGAACACTACGACGCAGTCAAGGCGCTCCTTCCAGGCACTATGCGCGTCTACATGTGGAACGTACCCAGCGGCCCGCAGTATCCATACGTAGTCCTTTGGGGCGATCTTGGCGAGGAGTCCTCGGGCGGTCCTGATGGTGACTCGCTCGAAGATGTCCCGAATGTCCTGTCTCTTCGGATGCGTGCGACCTATGTGGGGCTCACGGGTGACTCTCTGCTGATCGTGGCCAGGAACGTCCGTGCGGCCCTCAATCGCGCCACACCCGTAGTCGCTGGCTGGCTCCCCGGAAAGCTGCGACAGGCGGTCCTCATGGACGCGCAGACGGACACGGACGTGACCCTGACCGGCGGCGGGAACCCCATCTACGCAGTTGACGAGTTCTCTCTCGTCTCACACAAGCTCTGAAACAACTCACGCCCTGGAGGCACTCATGGCATTTGTCGATGTCGAAAACAAGAACGGTGAGATTCAGACCGTTCCTGAGCATTTCCTCAAATCATTTCCCGATCAGTTCAAAAAGGTTTCGGCTGCGAAACCTTCCACCGCGGCTAAGGCCGACACCAAGAAGGAGTCCTAATGTCAGGCGCTCGCGTACTTGCTGACGGCAAGACCAAGTTCACAGTTATGACCACGAAGCCCGCTGGCTGGGAGTCCGGAACCATTACGGCTACCGAACTCAATGCGGGCATCGACCTGTCACTGGACGTGCTGTCCAACGACTTCACGTTCGGTGCCGTCGATTCCGACAAGGTCCCGGAGAAGCCGCTTGGCCGCAGTGGCAATGCCAATGCCATCGGCGCATCCAACTTCCAGTTGGCCTTCACTCTCTGGCGGAAGTTTCTTGCTGCCGGCGGCTTCGATGAGGCCAATGAAACCGGCTGGGCAGCGCTGAAGGAAAAGGGCGTGACGCTCTGGGCCGCCGCACGGCAGATGGACAAAGAGGCGACCACCGACTGGGTCGCGGCTGATGAGATTTACCTCGCAGCCGAGTTCGCCCCGGACAATGCACAGCGCACGGACGGCACTGGCTTCATCAAGTACCGCATCCCGACTGAAGTGCAAAGCGCATTCCCCTTCATTGAGGTTGCGGCCGGCGCCTAGTGATACCGGGTGGCGGCGCGTGATTAGGCTCCGCGCCGCCATCCTCACACCTTCCTGAGCCTATCCCCCTAGAAATGGAGCCTATCCAATGACTGAAACACCTCAGACTTTTGACATTGACGCTTGGCTGAATGACGCCGAACGTCCCGCCCGCAGTGTGACCGTCTACCAGAAGGCCGGCTTGATCGCTGACCTTGACGCGCTCGCTGAGCAGATTCAGAACGAGGATGCCGAAGAGGTTGACGGCCCGAGCATGGGTGGCGGTAATCTCCGCGCCAAGTACGCGGATCTCGCGCAGAAGTTCCACGACTCGGCACTGACGGTTCGAGTGCAGTCCCTTACGAATCAGGAGCAGGCCGATCTCCTGGAAGGCCACGACGAGGACTCTATGGCTGACCGTGGCGCCATCGTTATGTCCGAGGCAATCGTCCATCCCAAAATGACCGCGCCGCAGGTTCGTCGGCTGAATGGCGTCCTCGGTGACGCGCAGTTCACGCTAATCATGGATGCTTGGCACCGGGCGTGCAGGGAAGCCCCGGAAGTGAGCGCCGATTTTTTGCCGAAGCGCTCTACACCGGACGATGGTGGCGAGTAGTCGCAGCCCTCAAGACGGCTGAGCGGTTTCAGCGGCCGCCGTCCTCCTACTTGGGCTCATTGCCCGAGTGGAAGGACCGGCTGCTGGAGTTTGCGTACACGCTATACGTCGAGGGTATGTGCGAGTGCGGCCGGCCTAAGTCTGAGTGCCGCAACCCGGATAACGCTGGACTCTACGAGGTTGCAGACATTACCTGCCACGCGCAGGCAGCTGTCGAAGAACATACCGGACAGAAGGGCTTCAAGCCCGAGCCAGGTCAGAGGTTCTACGCGACCGAGATTGACGAGGAACTAATCACCCGCAGGACGTTCGCGCCACTTGCCGAGTCCGACTATCGCGGTGATGAAGCCGGCCAGCGCGACGAATGAGGCGAATCCGCTTAGTTGCGGGTTGCCATTTTCTCCTGCTGCGAACAGCGCGATTGCTACGCCGAACACGAGCATTCCGAGTCCAGCCTTCATGATGTTTGCCCCGCGCCGCTTGTGCGGATCCCCCTGAGTAGTCATGCCCGCGAGTGTACCGCACCCGCGCACAACAAAATAGTGGAGGTATCCCGTGGCTGAACGCCGTGTCAAGGTTGTTTTTGCGGCCGAGGTCCAGAACTTCAAGGCCGGGATGGCCGAGGCTGCTGCCGCCACGGAGAAGGCCAAGAAGGCTTCTGAGGATGCAGGCAAGGCGCAGGAGGTAGCCGGGCAGCAGTCGGCCGAAGCTTCGAACCGGGCCACGGAATCCGCCGCAAAGCAGGCTGACGCGGTCCAGAATGTCGGCACCGTATCCATGGCAGCCGGTGCGTTGACTCTCGCGGGTGTCGGACTGGCTGTGAAGTCCTACGCTGACTTCGATAAGCAGATGTCCAGCGTTGACGCCGCGACCCATGAGACAACCGGCAACATGGCACTCCTTCGCCAGGCTGCCATCGACGCTGGTGCGGATACGGCGTTCTCCGCAGGCGATGCTGCACGTGGCATTGAAGAGATGGCTAAGGCTGGCGTATCTACAGCAGACATTCTTGGCGGCGGCCTCTCTGGCGCGTTGGCGCTGGCTGCCGCTGGCTCATTGGATGTTGGAACCGCTGCCGAGTTGGCGTCCTCTGCCCTCACGCAGTTCAAGCTCAAGGGTTCGGATCTGCCGCACGTTGCTGACTTGTTGGCGGCCGGCGCTGGTAAGGCGCAGGGTTCAGTTGAGGATCTCGGCGCCGCGCTAAACCAGTCCGGACTTATTGCGGCGCAGACCGGGCTCACCCTCGAAGAAACCACTGGCGGGCTCGCTGCGTTCGCGTCGGCTGGCTTGACCGGGTCTGACGCTGGAACGTCATTCAAGACGATGCTCGGCGCCCTGACTCCCAACTCGGCAGCAGCGGCCACGGCAATGTCTGAGTTGGGTATTTCCGCTTACGACTCGCAGGGTAAATTCATTGGCCTCTCCGAGTTCGCCGGGAACCTCAAGGACTCGCTGTCGGGCCTGACTGACGAGCAGCGCAACTCGACTCTTGAAACCATCTTCGGATCTGATGCCGTCCGGGCTGCCTCTGTGCTGTATGAGCAGGGCTCGGCTGGTGTGCAGAAGTGGGAAGACGCGGTAAATGATGCCGGGTTTGCCGCTGACACTGCCGCCCGGATGCAAAACAACCTTGCGGGCGACCTTGAGAAGCTGGGTGGCTCGTTTGATACGGTCCTAATCCAGTCCGGTTCTGGCGCGAATGATGTTCTTCGCGGGCTCGTGCAGAACCTCAATAACCTTGTGAATGCGGTTGGCGAGGTGCCAGCGCCTGTCTTGGCTGCGGCCACGGGTGTTGTTGCCCTGGTTGGTGGCGCCGCACTCATCGGCGGTGCGCTAATTACAGTCATCCCGAAGATCAAGGCCACCAAGGATGCGCTGAACGACCTCGTGCCCGCGGGCGGCAAAGCTAGCGTCGCCCTCGGGAAAGTTGGCAAGGCGGCTGAGGGCCTGGGGATCCTCGCTACCGGCACGCTGATCTTGGCAAAGCTTGCCGAAGCGGACTACATGTCCAAGATCGATACGGGCATGGGTCGCGTGGCTGATTCCCTCGCTGAGGTTTCGACCAATGGTCCTGGTGCCGCGTCGGCGCTAGATGGGCTATTCAAGGACCGTGATGGTGGCGACCTAATCAACACCGTGACTGACCTTGAGTCCGCCATGAAGCGCACATTCAATCGCGACGGCGGCCAACAGTTCAACGACTGGGGCGAGGCGGTCATAAATGGCATGACAGGCGTTAAGGGATCCTCCCAGATCCTTGGCGAGCAGTTCGAGCGTCTAGATAAGGGCCTCGCCGGCCTTGTGTCCGGTGGCAAGGCGGGGGATGCTGCCAAGTCCTTTGAGCAGATCAAGAAGGCTGCCGAGGAGCAGAAGATACCGATCGAGGAACTGGTAAAGAAGTTCCCGCAGTACGCTGACGCACTCAAGGCGGCCGAGGCGGCGACCAAGACGGCTGCTGCTGAGGGTAAGAACCTTGATGGGTCACTCAAGGACGCCGGAAAGGCTGCCGAGGCTGCGGCTAAGCAGTCCGAGGAAGTCCAGAAGGCGCTTGAGGACGTAGGTATCTCCGCTGGCGGCGCCATCGTGAACGTAGATAAATTCACGCAGGCGCTCCTCAATGCCGGGCTACTCACTATTTCATCCCGTGATGCAACCGCGAAGTTTGAGGAAGGACTCGACGGGCTCAAGGGAAAGATCGATGAGGTCATGGCTACGGAGCAGGCCCACGGCGGTGTGCTCAATGAGAACCGTACCGACTTCGACTTGCTTTCAGAGGCCGGACGCGCTGCGAACGACGTTCTTGCGGACATGACCCAGCGTGGTCTAGGCGCAGCAGATGCGATGGCTAAAAATGGCGAGTCGCAGGAAGCTGTTCAGGGTCAGCTGAGTAAGACCTATGACGCGATGGTGACAACAGCTAGGGGCTTTGGGCTTGGCAAGGAAGAAGCGGAAGCACTAACCCGCTCAATCCTCCACGTTCCACCGGGCGTCGATATCAACACATGGATGTCCGAAGAGGCCAAGCGGATGGCAGAGAACACCAAGGCCGCTATCGACAACATCCCCAAGGATGTCCAGATCAAGGTCACGAACACCATCGAGACGATCAATAGGCAGATCAACACCTCTGAGTATCGGGAAGACCCGTCAATGGTGGGCTTCGACCCGGCTACGTTCTCGCGGAAAGCGACGGGCGGGCGACTTCCCGGCTTCGCGGGCGGCGGCCAGTTGCCAACGTCGGGGCCTGGTGCGGATCGAACTGACGGATTCCTCGGCATCTCCACCGCTGGCGTCCCGATGGCGCGTGTGGACGCGGGCGAGTGGATCGTCAAGCGCTCATCCAGTGACCGCTACAACCGGGAGCTCGCGGCGATCAATGCGGGGACGTTCCCTAAGCTGCCTGGTTTCGCGAATGGTGGGCGGGAGTACTCGGCGCAGCAACTCGGGTACGCGCCATACCGTTCGGACGCGCCACCGCAGCGGTCAGGAATGCACATCGACAAGGTCGAAATCAACGAGCAGTCCGACCCGCGGGCGACATTCGCGGAGTTCGCCCGTAGAACAAGTGCGCTCGCAACCTAACAGAAGGAGGCTGGGATGCCTTATCCGAGTCCGATAACGTATCCCAGCCCATCCCTCTTCCCCGGCTTCGCATCCGGGGGCGTAGGGCGGCTGGTTGCGCTGAATTCAGACTTCATCCTCGGGCTGACGGATGCTTTCGGTGTCCGCTGGTCGCTAGTCACTTTCGACGGGTGGGACGGTTCACCATCGCCCACGTTGGAATCCACGCAGCGTGCGCGGGGCCATGGCGCGACAGAGTCGGAATCGTTCCTGACGAAGCGCGTAATGACCATGGGCGGCCTGATCCACGGCGCGGACACGGCAGCGATTGAAGCGGCGTTCGACCGCCTGAATGCGGCCGTTGCGCTGGAGCCCTTCGAGATTCTGGTCCTTGAGTCCGGGCGGATACGCAACACGACGGTTCGCCGGCAGGGTGAGGTTATCCCGACGTGGCATTCGGACAAGCTGGCCGAGTATTCAATCCTCGTATCCGCCAAGGATCCGCGTAAGTACGGTGACCTGGTCACGGCCACGACGCGCCTCCCATTCAGTGAGGGTGGGCTGACGTTCCCGGTCACGTTCCCGATCACTTTCACGGGCGTGTCCGGTACGGGCGTGGTGACTATCAACAACCCCGGCAACACTGAGGCCCCGGTGTGGTTGCGGATTGATGGTCCTATCCCGGCTGGTGGGTGGACGGTGACGCATGTGGGCAAGAAGCAGTCCCTCACGTTCGCGACGGCACTGGCTTTGGGTGTGGGCGAGTTTGTGACGGTGGACATGGACCGCCGTGAGGTGTTGGCGCAGGGTCAGGCGCCACGCTCCGGCTACGTGACTTCCCGCGGTTGGTTCTCCCTAGATCCCGGCGACAACGACATTGCTTTCTCGGCTCAGAACTACTCTTCCACGGCGTCCCTGACGATCTCGACAAAACCAGCTTGGAGCTAGCGACATGACGATTACTTACCTACAGCCCGATGGGGTTGCGATCACCGCGCAGCAGTTCCGGCAGGGGCAAGCGGCCACGCATGGTGGCGGTTCCGGCCGGCAGTTGGGCGGCCGTTCAGGCTTCCGCGTTGGCACGTCCAGCACTGTACTGACCGCGAGCTCTACGACATGGACACTGGGCGCGTGTTCGGCAATGATCGACCCCGGCGCATCGACCCATCAGGGCATGTATGGGTGGTCAACGGACGCGAACGTGACCGGATCAGTCACGGCGGCTGATGCGACGAACCCGCGCAAGGACATCGTCTATATCCTGGTCAACGACTCGTCCGCTGGTGACGGTTCGGGTGCGCTCACGGCGAATGTCCTGTACCTTGC